TCTGGACGTCGCCAAGAGGCAACTCCAGAATAACCCTCTCGCACACTCCCTCTCTCACTAAATATTTACATGAGATAGACAAAAACAATCATTAAAATATTGTGCCTATATTTTAATGAAGGTGTATAACCTATCTATCGACAGTAGTCAGCGGGATGCGAACGTGTACCTACATGCAAATAACTACGTCATCACTCTCGAAAATCCAATTTATGACGTTTCTGAAATTAAATTGGTTTCTGCTCGCATACCCACACCACAGTTGACTATATGTTCGACGAATAACACGTTTAGTGTCGATGGTCAGACAATTTCATTGGAGAATGCCGACTATCCAACTGGTGATGACCTCGCGACGCATCTAGAAAATGAACTTGCGCCACCAATTTCCAATGTAGATACGGTATCTTTCGATACCGACACAAAACGACTCACATTTTCAAACACTACACCTGGTGATCACAATTTCACATTTGAATTTCACACGGGGGTAAACGGGTTTCTCGAAGGTTCATCCCTAGTCACAACACCTTACCAACTTTTAGGGTTTTCTTCTGCGGATTACACGTCTACGAGTAATATTCTTACATCGGGTGCTATAAATCTAGTCGGACCAAATTCATTGGTCTTGAAATTGACTGCCGGATCTGATGAATTTGCCCAGAGTGTGTACACTTCCACACCTTTCTATACTGGACACATACTTCTCGATGGTTCAGACTTTATCAATTTCAATGGAGCCGATGACAAACTCACACATCATTTTCATTCGGGTCCCCAAAAACATGTTCGAGACGTCAGAATCGAATTTTTCTATATGAGCAATGGTCGCCTCATCCCATATGACTTCATGAATCAAGATCACATATTGAAGTTTGAAGTGACGGGGTCTACAGACAAACTTGAAAATCTACCTAAAGTCCCCCTGGAAGAACCTCCCAAAATTGAAAAGAAAGAGCCAATAATAAGCATTCCCGAAGTGGTGAAGAATCCTTATAAATGGTGGAGAAAGGAGTATCTCTACATTGCGTTAATAGTTATAGTCGGTCTACTTTTACTCTTTTTCATGAAAAGAGCACCGATTAGCGAGTTATCGCGTAGACAGGCTGGGCGGGCTTCGTCACGCGACCGTTGATGCGGGAAATCACGAGGAAGACGACCACGGAGAGGAGAGAGGTGAGGACAGCGGTGAGAGCGTACTGAGCACCACCGTTCTTGGGAACCCGGATAAGCTGGGTAACAGTCCAGCGAACGAAATCCATCCAAGACATCGCAGCGGCGAAGGAGAAACCACCAACAATAGAGTTGAGGGTCTGGGTCTGGAGTTCCTGGGTGACAAGGTTGACAGTCTGGAGAGCGGCAGCAGACATTGTGATTGTTATACTATACGTAGGGAAAAAAATTAATCAGGTGTAATCTCCTCCTTCTTTACTAATTTTTTAAATTTTTTTTTCCTGATTGTTTTTGTTTTTGAAAAAAGTTGTTCATCATCGGATGAATCATCACTAGAGCTTGTATCAAAATTAGAAATGTGTAATTTGTTCTTATTCTCAGAAAACGTCCATGCTTCCGGCTCTGAGATGCTCATTACTATTAATAGCATTTTTTAACATCTCTTCTGTCGGGCTCTGGGGAACCCAAGAGTCCCAACGATCGTAGGCTTCATTCATCTGTAAGAAGACGGGGTCTGCGCCTGTGTATCTCTCGAAAGGTGGACATTCTTCGGGGTCGACGGTGGGCATGTCTTCCTCTTCCTCTTCCTCCTCAACTTCGTCGTAAAGGTCTGGGAAGATGGAGCCAATATCTTCACCGACTTTGTACATCGCACAGTATTTCATCGCATATTCCATGTCTTCTGGAAGTAGAGTATCTCTTCCACAAGCTTTTGAATATTCGACTGCGAGTTTAGCACTCTTTTCAAAAACGGGAACTAATATGTTAGTCATCATTTCGATATACTGTTCAGCCATATTGTTCCCTACATCACCAAATCCAGTTTGCATATTCATCTTTAGTACTTAATGTTAAAAAGAGTTTGCCCACTTCCCTCACTTACACGAAGGATGTTGTAGCTTACAGCGTAGACCCGAATTTGTCTTGGATAATCTGCACATGGGGTCAGACTTAGGTTCAAAAGTTGCTCTTTTACGAGACTAAAGTTAACCTGACCCGTAGGATACCACTCTTCGGGCTGAAGGGCAAAACTATAGGAATAGAATCTTCTGATGAGCTGAGTCTTTGAATGATGTATAGCCGCCTGAACAGCCTTGAGAAAGATGACGTTGCCTGTATCCTGGGTAATTATCGGTTGACCATCCAGGTCAAGAGTGAGGTAGTCCAAGTTTTCGTAGAGAATGTACTTATCATCCTGAACATTCGAAGTATTGTCATAGTCAAAGGGAGTGACAAACTCAAATTCAGCTGTACCAACACTTCCCTGTCTCTGAATCACAAAGTAGAGTTCCTTGACTGGATTTACAAAATCGAGTTTGAAGTTGCCTGTGGTGACACCCGCATCGACGTCGAACACATTCTCTTGAAGTTGTGTGATGAGATAGTCTCTAGGTGTTTTTTGAATTTTAATTCGTTCCTCACAGTCTAAATATACGACTTCTGTACAGAGCTGAAAGTCCAAAATATTTAGTGTTTCTGATGATATATCTCCATATGCCCCATCCGTTCTGATGACAACGTCCTGTGCACTTCTCAATTTAAATTCAATTTCTACTTCCTGGAGGTTCATCGCACACAGGGGCATTGCCAATTCCGGATGTCTGTAAAAGTAGAAAGGTAAGTCCACGAAGAAGTCCACATCCTCGGTGCTTCCTAAAGCATTTCGAGCTACAATGAGACGGTTTGCGACCCTACGAAACGCTGTCCTCTCTGGAAATTTACCAATAAGTTCTTCGAGAGCAAATTGCTTTGTTTGGGTGACGAAGTGTTCGGAATATATTTGAAGATAGTCACTCGTGAGGCGTTGAATAACTTTACCACCCACGATGAGATCTACGTATTCAATGATCGCATGTCCCACAGATTCTATATAGCAAACACTTGAAGTATTAATCTCTGGGAGTTTGAGTTTAAGACTCACCGTCTTTAAAAGATCACCCTGATTTTGGGGAATCTTAAACCTCACTTTTTTACCAAAGTTGGCTTCATTTTCCGGGTCCAAGTCAACATATTGATTCGAAAAGTTTGAATGTTTTTTGAAACTTTCCAAAAAATGACTGTAGTCTGGGTCTAAGGTAAAAAACCTTTCTTGAGGTCCGGTTGCTGTCAGCTGCAGTTGACCAGCCATTACTACTATATCTATCTAAAATTTTAATCCCGCTAAACCACTCTCTATTCTTAACACGTTATAGTTCACCGCATACACACGTGTGTTATTATCACTATCGGCATATTTGGGATTTATTTGAATTTTGAGAAGTTTATGAGCTACACGACTCATATTAACCTGCCCGGTTGGGTAAGGCATTTCAGGTTTCATTGCGAACGAATACATACCAAATTTGGCCGGACCAAACCTATAGGAACTACCAAAAGGAGAACCTGGGGTAATTGTGTCTGAAAATGGAGCATTCACGTGATGTTTTAATGCTTGTTCATACACCATAAACTTTGTATCTCTACTGAATACGAGCTCGTTATTGAAACGAAGTTCGACGTTTGTTATGGTATTGTACTCATTGGGGTAATTATTTTGAAAAGAGACTTCTGATTGTGAAACAAAGAAAAGTTCCTTTACGGGGTGTGTAAAATTAAGCATGACCGCCTTAGTATTCTCCCCAGACTTCATCTTGAACTTAGACATTTGAACCTGTGTGATGACGTAATCGAGGGGTCTAGACATCAGGAAACCACTCTCTTCGGGGGTTACGTAGATGAACTCCGTATCCATAGAAAACTTTGGAATAGAAGCTACATCACTGGGTGAACTACCACCAAATGTGAGTTCCGACAGGGGACGAGTTTTAATTCTCACCTCTATGAGTTGTTTTGTCAGGGCACAGGTGGGTATAGCCAGGCTTGGATTTCTGTAGAAATAAAAGGGAAGTTCCAGGAAATACGTGTAATTGGTACCAGATGCATAACTCAAAATATTTCCATGTCCATTGAGGAAATATAGAGTTTGGTCTACGTCGTCATCTGTGTTGTAGAGTTGTTGATGCATGTAAATGTATTCTCCTGTAATTTTTTGAATAGTTTGCCCTCCAATTAGAAGCTCGGCGTATTCGATGAGATGTGTGATGACAGAGGGACACCAAATATTATCATTCGAACCACCGTCGGGTGTAGGATCTTGAAGAGTTATTTTAAGGGTAAGATTTCGTACCAAGTCACCCTTGTCACCGGGTACTCTACACGTGATAATCTTATCAAAGTCGATTTCTCCGTCGAATTGACTCTCCACAAAATCGAAAGCAAACTTTGAATGCTTCTTGAAATTCATCAGGAAGTATGAAAATTGTGGTTCACCTGTGAGCCATTCGTCTTGAACTCCAGTGGCAGCAAGTCTCAGTCGACCAGCCATTCCTAATGTATATGAGTAAAATTTTGGTAAATAAAACGAGACACTACATTAGAATGAATCTTCAGTTGAGGAAGTTCAAACCTGAGACGATTAGTGATGATCGTGTGTGTGTTTTCATCGGGAAACGTAATACTGGTAAGAGTACTCTGGTAAAGGATATCATGTTCCACAAGAGACACCTTCCGGCGGGTATTGTTCTCTCAGGGACTGAAGAGGGTAATCATTTTTATTCCGAGTTTATTCCTGATCTCTTCATCTACGGCGACTATGACAGAGATGCGATAGAACGAGTGATGGCGAGACAAAGAAAATTGGTGGGTAATGGAAAAAGGAACTGCGGAGCATTCATGCTTCTAGACGATTGCATGTATGATTCGAAGTTCCTCAAAGATACGTGCATAAGACAGTGCTTCATGAACGGGCGACACTGGAAAATTTTCTTCATGTTGACGATGCAATATGTGATGGATTTGCCACCCGCGCTGCGCGCTAATGTAGATTACGTGTTTATACTCAGGGAGAACATCATACAAAACCGAGAAAAACTCTATAAATCCTTTTTTGGTATATTTCCCTCGTTTGACATGTTTTGCAAGGTGATGGATGCCTGCACAGAAAACTACGAGTGTCTCGTGTTAGACAATACGGTTAAATCTAACAGGATACAGGATTGTGTGTTTTGGTACAAAGCAACCATCAGAAAAAACTTTAGAGTGGGTGGACCAGAGTTGTGGCAACTACACAAGAAAATGTATAATCCCAAATACCTTCAACAGAAGGAGGATGATGCTAAGAAGGCGACAAAGAAGACGAATCTCAAAATTACAAAGACCAAATAGGTGCGTCTCGTGATTGGTTCAAAAACATATAGGTATATTAAATGGCTTCCGATCAAGTGAATACCATGAATTTGGCTGACGATGGTGAGGGAATGGTTCCTATCAGTAATAATCCCTCTACGACTTTCATTAAGAATGAGGCGTTCAATCCACCCGAAAAAAATGTGAGTCAAAGTAAAGAGACGACGATGGATTCTACTCCCATTAATGATATTATGATGGAGCCCCCTATGATGACTGATGAGCCCAGGATGCAGAGCATGCAGATGTCTGCTCCCCACCCCCAAGGCGCTTATGCGAACGGCAACGGCCAGGCTGAGAAGCCCGCCAGTAAGAACCCCATGAACCTTACTGATGAGCAGATGACTGCTCTTCTTGTCGCCGCTTGCACTGCTCTCGCTGTGAGCAAGCCTGTTCAGGACCGTCTTGCGACTTCTATCCCCAAGTTCCTTAACGAGCAAGGGGGTAGGAGTATGGTTGGTCTTGCCTCGACCGGTGTCGTGGCGGCTATTGTCTTCTATTTCATGAAGGACTACATCATTAAGCCCTAAATAGGTCTTTCCCAGCCCATATTACTGTAAATAGAATTATCGATACCCGAATAGTAGGTTGCGAGAGCACCCATAGCGAATGTTCCCGCTAACAAGGCACTCAATTTAAGTTTCTTGTTAACGTCAGCTTTGTGGTCCGTGATCGCTTCCTTAGTTTCAGACGAAATCTGATTGATGAAGAAAGTCAACACTAACGCCATGAAGGTTGAGGAAAGGAAAAAGACCCTATCCACCGCAAGACGGGGAATGTTACCGATGGCAAAACGAATCATGTTTGGTATCACGACAGTGAGCCATATCAGATTCACGTAATAATTCTTAAAAAGAAGAGGAATGAGGGTGACAGCGTACATAGCAATCCAGTAGCCAATAGCTGTCAGTAAAATGTTTACCGGCGTCTTCATTTAATCTAGACTAAGATTATTTATCCTGGATGTGCTGACCACAAAATTTAGTTCGTTCGGGTATTTGTTCGTAGATGCCTAAATGAATACAGATGTCGCGAAGTTCGATGTAGTTGTCCCAAAATTCAGGGGAATGAGAATATTCATCGACTGTACAGTGTGCCAACTCGTGAATGAGAACATGAAAAATTTCATTCGTGTTCCCATCCAAACACACCACAATCTCACCACCCTTATTCGTATTTGAACCCACAGATCCGTTCATCTTCTTCATACCCGTGATGGGGATGCACCTGTACAACATCTTAAACTTTTCGTGATTTGTATCTTGAAGATGCTCCCTGAGGGTACGATATTTTTCCTTCACCTCGACGAGTTCCTTTGGTTCTCTCGTCTGCTGAAGAAGTATCAAGTTGACAAGTAGTAATAGAATCAACGCTATCATCTCTTATATACAAAGATAAATTTGCTATACAATTGTGATATAGGATTTCCCGTGAGACCCTCCCACAATTCTAAACTAAACCCCAACTCTTCTAGATGTGTGACTAAAAGGTCCTTGTACGCAACCGGTTCAGACTTTGCTCCATCTGCGTAGTACGGAGTGTCCACCAAATTTACAAAAAGTTTTTCACCAAAGCCGCCGTTGCCATGGTCTTTGAGTTTGAAAAAGTTTCCATCCTCATCTATGTACGGTGTTTTGAAAATAATCTTTTCAGAATCCGGAATGATTCCTATGAGAAGTCCACCAGGTTTCACGCGTTTCTTAATTTCATGTATAGAACTGAAAAAGAAATCCCTAGAAGCGAAGATGTAGTGAAGCGAGAAATTGAAGCACACTATATCAAATTTTCTGTTGGGACATTTGTGTATGTCACCCTCGTAGAAGTTTACGCGCATGTGCATATTTTTTGCACGGGAGCGAGCTTCTTCTAGAGCTGATGGCACGGGATCACACATGTTAATGTTTACCCCACACTTGTACCATTTTTGAAGATCCCCACCGAAGCCACAACCCACGTCGAGAATGTGTTGGCCTTCACGAGCCACGGACTGTATGAGTGTCCGTTTGGCGTCGTTGTGATTTCGACGAATCTCTTCCATGTCACCCTTATGGAATAATAACTGCTATTTCTTTAGGTTCTGTAGATCCACTAAGGTTCCAATTATACAAATAATAGTGTACGAAACCATTTCCTTTCATAAACTTATGTCTTTCTAATAGGTCTGTAGGTACACCAGCTTCGGCACTGTTGAAGACATGATATCCTAAATTTTTAGCGATGAGAAAAGCATCGTTGTAGACGTCACCTACAATGAAAAATCTGTACACCTGTCTAACTGTGTCTGTACCATCAACGCGCTCATATGGAATGTCGTAGAATGAGATAAAGTCATCACTGTCATCATTTACATAGGAATGAATGGGTAACAGAACTCGCCAAACATAGTCCTCATCTATAATCGGAGCAATTTTGAATTGTTTGACGTGTTCCTGTAAAATCCTAGTCACCTTGGGAATATCTTCGAGGGTCATCTTTCTCCATCCATATTTACACGGTCCTCTGATTTCGTAAAATTTTTCACGGAGTCTATTTGTTTGATGGAACTGACTCTTAACCAAATGTTTAACATCTAGAAATCGGTGCCAATAACATGATTTAGATATGGGTGTTGGTATTTTTGCGACTGCCGTGTAAATGGCTTGCCATATACCCCTTTTATTCGCACGACGTTTAATCTCGGTGATGAGAAGAGGCGCCAATCGCTCTGAACGATACGAAGGATGGACACATAGATAATCTATCTGTGTCATCTTAATTTCGTGTTCCTCAACCTTAGCATTTATGGATGTACTCGCAATGAATCCTACGAGTTCTTTAGTGTCAATTTTACGAACAGCTATACTATCTTCTATTGACCACTTTAGTGTTTCCACCGTGTACGAAAGTTTAAATCTACCATTCTGTACGTAGTGTTCCCTCAAAAATTCACACGCTTCTTTCAGACTACACGAAGACCACACGAGACCATCCGGGAGTTTAGTCGTCTTTTTGGAAACTTCTCGAGAACTATCAATTTCACCTGGAGCTGTATCCTCTCGGGGTACGGGTTGTTTGTCCCAATATTCATGCATTCTCTATCTAAGTGGTGGCTTAAAGTTTTAAGTCATTACAAAGACATAATGTCTCTTGAGCAGGATTATACCACCGTACCCGGACAGATTTATGCGTGCCTATCCATCGTAGGACCAGAGGCACCCCAAAAAAATGACAAGTTTGGAATTAAGATTCGAGGTGCTTTTGCGACCCGTGACGAGGCTGCCAACCACGCTAAGCGTCTTCAAAAGGAGGATCCCACATTCGATATCTATGTTGTAGACATGTACAAGTGGCTTCTCATTCCTCCCGATCCTCTCAAGATTGAGGATGTGCATTACACTAACGAGAAACTCGAGGAGATCATGACTGGTTATCGTGAGAACCAGGCTCAGGCTGCTCGTATGTTCCAGGAGCGTAAGCAGGCGATGATGGACACCAAGGTTGGCTACACACCCGGTGATGAGAACTCCAAGTTCTATACAAAGCCCGATGAGCCTCCCATCTCACACCCCGCCGAGGTCCTCGAACGTCTTAAGAAGGAGAAGCCCGATACTCCGATGGAGGAACTCGTTAAGGAGGCTGACGAAATCGTCGCCGAGGAAATGAAGGAGCGCCAGAGGAAGCGTGCTGAGGATGCCGCTAAGGCTGCGGAGTCCACGGATGGAAAGATGGAGGAGATTAAGGAGGAGGGCGAGCCCGAGGTTTCATCTGCGTAAATAATATTCATATACAATAAAACAAAATGTTCAGGATTATCATCACGATAATGCTGGCTG